ACAAAGCTCCATAATTTGTTACAATGCAATATAAACCTGCTGCCATACATTCTAACAAAGAAATACAAGATGTTTCTTCCCAAATACTTGGATACGCAAACATGTGATAATATGGTAACTTTTGTAAAATAAAATCATTAGGCCTATATCCTAAATAGTTTACGTTAGGTAGTTGTTTTGCTTGATCATATAAATCTTGATAACTATCATCATTATCTCTTTGAAATTGTGTGCCATATATTTCACAACTACTATATACATCTAATTCTATATTTTCTTTTTCTAACAATTGCATGGCAGCTAACAAAACATTTAAACCTCTCCATGGTGTAGGATGAAATATTAGGCGCAGAGTGTCATTTTTTTTATATCGTTTATGAGGAGGAAATTCTGTTACACCATTTTTTATTACATGACATTTTTCTGTAGGAACATCAAACATATATCTATATTTTTCGTAGTTCCAACTAGAATTAAATACATACCAGTCATACTTTTTGTGATTGTTTTTATTTTTAAACCAAGGCTCTATGTTGGGTTGGTTAGGAGCATTTTTTTGCCAGAGAATATTAATCTTTTTTTTAGAAATAGGTATTTTTTCTGGAACTGAAGTGCAAATGGCAAACTTATCTAAAAGGTTTTTATCAACATATTCTTCTAAAAACCCTTGTTGAAGCTCAGTCCCTCCACGCGGTTTCAATTCGTATCTCCCTCCATTGGTAGCTCAGGGACGATAATATTAACGTCCCTTTGTATGTCACCTTCCGTTGTAGTCGTTGTGGAGTCGTTAATGTCTTTTTGTGCATCATCTTCTGTGGCATAAACCTTACCAGTTTTTTTATTTAAAATTTTAGTTTCTGACTTACAATGAATTACTTTCATGTTCTAAACTTACAAAAAAAAACACAATATGTCCAATAGATTATCCATTCTCTTGTGACCTATCTAGAAGTGCGTATGACACTATACCTTGTATTTCATTAGCAGTGCCCGCTGTCATTTTTAAAATATCACCTTCTTCTAATACAAGTGTCTGTGAAATAATTTGTCGTGTGGTATTTGCTGCTATGGCTGCATTGTCAATTCTAAATGTTGCTGATGCGCTTGTGTCTGTTACTTGAGTTGCTAGATTAACTGCAGAACCACTTGAACCATTATGAGCCTGTATTTGTTTGACTAGACAACGACCATTAACGGGTGCTGTCAGCACACTAGTTGTGCCTGTAGTGGTAAGTGAAAACCCTTGATTTTTATATTGTATCGTCATCAGCTCATAAAAAAGTTAAAGGCATCTTGTTCATTTTTCAAATCATTTTGATAAGCAAAGTTTAATTGATTTACTAATGTCTCAATACCATAAGTTATTTGTCTTTGGTTTTGCACCACATAATCATCATTTAATTCAGGGATAAGTATATTTATTTTAGCCAACTTTTCTCCCTCTCTTCAAAGCTTCTTTTGCTTTTTTTGCTATGCTAACAACTTGTGTTTTACCCATAACTTTTGCGCGTTGCTCCATAACCGTTAATATCTGAATCTTTCGTGCATAAGGTTTTTTAATTTTTTTTACTTTAGCAACAGTTTTTCTTGCGTCAGCAGGTGTAGCAAATTTAATACTTACTGTGTCCTTTGGGTTTTCGTCTGTATATAAACGTCTTCCACTACCTTTTGGTTTTTTACCTGTACCTACTTTTGGATCTTTTCTAGTCATTATCTTCTACCATCAGGTTGCACATCTGCTCTAAATGCACCAAATCTCCATGATTCATCGGTTGCTGTATTTTCTACCTTTAATGATGCTAATCTACCTCGTGCCCTTGTGTCAATCTTTTTTGTACTTGACGTAACTGTAAAAGGTCCAAGGGGCGAGGATGCTTCTGTTTCTGACGGAAAGTTTTTTAAGTTTATAGTAATTTGAGCATTACCATCAAGTTTTCCAAAGTCAGGTATAAATCTTCTCATCTTAACAAAAAACTCTCCTGCACTACCTTCTATTGGCATTTCAAAATCACCTGATTCTATAAAGGCATTTATAGATGTTTTATTACCTAATATATCTAATTGGTTGTTACCGACCTCATGTTTGTAAAGAGTGGCTGCTCCAAATTCATTAGTAATTCCATTTATAGTTAAAGAAGGTAAACCCGTTGCATTGTATTCTGTTGCATATGGATTATCTAAAACATATTTATCGCTATAGGCAGTTCGTGCTAAAGAACTTGTTGTCCATAAGGCCTCTCTATAATTTAAAGTTACACAACGATCTATTTGAGTAGATCCACTTTTGCAATAAAACCAATTTATTTCTGTAAATAAAGTATTATATCCTGCAAACACTTGTTCACTTTGACCAAAATTAAATCCTAAATCATCATCTGTTTGAGTGGTAAATACAAAATCTTCTACAGTGCAATTTATTTTTTTTACAGAACCACCATCGTAAGCATAAAAACCACCAGACTTACCCATCCAGTACATTATACCATCCACATGCACCAATGAATGTTGTGACATAGCTCCACAGTTTGAACCAACTTGTCTAATAGAGAAAGTGAAAGGTGGACCAACAAACTGCATAATATAAGCTGAAGTATCTGTAACAATAAAAATGTAATCTTTACCTCTTGCTGCACAAACTATTTTTGAACCACTGTCTAGTTGAAATGTACCTGCTGTATTTGTCGATACAGGCACATAATCAGTTCTATCTTCTTGATCAGAAAAACGAATAAACATTTTATCTTGTGTGCTAATATTACCTATTGTTGTCTCTGTACCAAGATGAATTAAGTGTCTATCAGTATCCGATACAATTGTCATTACACTAGCTGTTGGATTTGTTGTGACAGCACTTGCTCTTGTGGTAACACCACTAGTTGGATTCCATTCAAAAGAAGCACCATTTTTAATTGTTGCTATTAATATTGTTCCATAATTATCTAATGACCAATTACCGGGCTCTAAACTTGTAGCAGAGGCAGCAGTTGCAGAACCCCAACCATTAGAACCACTCCAAGTTCCTGTGCCCCAACCAAAACCTAGTGTTTGGGTAGCTGCACCAACAGGAACATATGCTTGCACAGAACCAGATCCTGCGGCAGTCATTCCTGAACCTGATTCATTTGAAGGCATTGTAATTGTAAAACTGTTTGTAGATGCTGTAATTACTTGAAAAGGATTGTCTGTAAAATTAGCTGCAGTAAATCCTGTACCACTACCTGGCATGGTAACAGATGAAAATTCAACAAACTCACCAGCTGTTAAAGCATGCGAACTTTTATTTACAGTTACTGTCGCTGATCCATTAGTTGAGGTAAATGTTAATCCTGTTATAGCAGTCTCCAAAGGGCTGATATCATACATAGCCGAACCATAAAAAATAAATAAACCTTTACTGGTGCCAATAGCTATGTATTCGGTGCCATTTTTATCTGTCCATATGTGTGTAGCACGAGCAACACCAGGTAAAGTAGTTGCTACAGCTTGTTGCCACCCACCAATTTTTTCAGGTTCACCATAACGAAAACGAACAAAGTCACCATCTGTCCATTGATTTGCTGCTTCACTTTGTGTTATTTGTTTATTAAAACCACCTTTAAATGGTATGCGTATTAAGGGCATTTTACCTCGCAGTCAAAGGGTTTGTTCCGTCCCCAACGAAAGGGCGGCTGGCAAAGGCCATATAAATATATGTGTTACCAGAACCATTTTTATCACCACCAGCATTTCTTAACTTAAACCCATTACTTAAAAGATCCATCACATTACTGCTATCTTCAGCATCTGTTGTATTTGCTTTTATTCTGTACACTTGCCCGTTTACTTTACCTCTTGCTGCATCAAAAATAAACCAATCGGCTGTTGCGTCTGTTTGTTTAAACATTACCCAAGCCGGCTGAAATCCTGTATACACAAATGCACCGTTTGTACTACCATTTCCACCGTAGCGGCCGAATCGGCTAAATCCCTCTACTCCATGCCAACAATAGGCTATATAATTATTACCACTTTCATTTACCTCATAACCAGTACCACCAATTATAAAAGCTGAAGCTGTAGGAGAACCCCACATAGATGCAGTTGCTACAGCAGCATTAGAATTTAATAACATATATTTTGTTATACCTCCCATACTTGTATGATAAACTCTCCAATTAGTTGCATTTCCTAAATCTTTAAATAACATCCATTCTGGTGCAGCGGACAACCCATGTCCAACTGAAGTTGCTCCACCAGTTCCAGTATATTGTACTATTGAAAAACCAGCAGTTGTGTTTGCTTGAACAGTTGAGGAAGTTGCACCATCAGAATTACTTGCAGTCGTTCCTGCATTTGCCACCCAGTTCCAAGCCACGTTGGAATTACCACTAGCATTTAAATTAGCTTTATCGCCAACAGCTACACCACCTTTTAAAAATTTGGACACCCCTTGAGCTTTTTCTGGATTAGCACTTGTTGCATTTGATCTTAGTTCAAAAAAAGGTCCTCTTGATGAATCATACAGTCCATGATTAGCAGAGCCACCATCCCTATCTTTAATCCACGCTAATCCACTTACACCTCTATCTGTGGTTGGGAGGTTGTCTTGCTGTAAAGCTACAAAGCCTGTTGGTGGAGTGTAGTTCCAAGATTTTTGACCAAAATTAGGGGTGTAGTGTAGATCAGCAGCACTTGATGAATTTTTAAAAAAAGGAAAATAAGTCTGACCTTCAACTAAAGGTTGTGCAGAACCAATAATGGTATTGTTTTTATAATAACTAATTTCATTATCATCTAAATTTAACGCAATGCTAATAACGTCACCACTTGTAAAAGTTGTAGAACTGCTATAATAAGAAGCATTGTGAAAGTAATTACCACGACTATCTATGTAACTCGAAAACGGACTAGCTGTACTTCCGGGGTCAGTATTTACTTTAGACCATTCAGCAACTGCTACACCAGTAGCGTAACCATTTGCGGATGAACCACTACCTCCTAATGTTACTTCCCAATAATATTTACCTGAACTTGCACCAAGTGTGCCTAAAACATTTCCGGGATATACATTGTTCATTTCTACTTTAAGATTACCTTCAGCAAAGGTCATAGAAGAATTAGATGCTGTATTAATACTAATATTCGCATGAGCTTGCGTAGGACTATCGGTGGTTTGATCACTAGCTGTTAAATTTACTACTGAAAAATCATTGTTTTGTCCACTAGTGTCATCTCCTAAATTACTTGACGATCCAAATTGAAATCGTGCTCCATTTGAACCATAAGTAATACCTGTTAATGCTTTGGGCACCCAACGCCCCGTGCTTGTATCAGTCAAGCCAAAAGTGGCTGGTGTTAGAGCTGTACCATCTACGATGTTAAATTCAGCTAAATAACCATCCATGTAATAGCTACTAGCATTTGCTTCACCTATGTACATAGTTGAATTATCATTACCAAAAGGTAAATCATAATTTTGACCTCCGTCATAGTTTGAATAACTTAAATCAGTTATTAGATCACCATCAACATACATCTTAAGTCTATCTGTGGTGGTTGCTTGTGTGGTATCTACTGCAGCCATAAAATGATACCATTTTGTAGTGTCTTTAAAAGCCCTTTCAGAGTGCTGTGTCAAAACGTGGTTTCCACTAGAGTTTAATGCTTGAAAAGCCATTTTTCCATTATCCATAAGTCCAAAATAAAGGTTTTCACTGTTACTTGGTTGACGACACTCAAAAAATATATTTGTTCCTAATGTACCACCAGCACCAAGTTTTACCCAAAAACTGACAGTAAATATTCGTCTCTGACTACCAGAACTTATGGTTCGATTTAAATTTGGACTATCTGCAACATTAAATATACAACTATTAGCGATAGTTCCACTATCAGTAAAAGGCACGAATAAACCGACCTTTTGTCCTGTTCCATTACCCTCGTAAACAATATTGAAGAATTGCTCTTCGCCCTTTATTATTGTTGGTGCTGCCATAATACTAACTCCCTAAATTCTTAGTGCATAAAGCTAAAAATCCACTTGGTGGACTATAATAAAAATTACCAATGTTGTTTCCGTCACTGTTACCTTGAGCAGTTTTTGCTCCAGCAAAAGTTCCGTCTTGCCCAAAATTAAATGTGGATGCTGAAGTGCCCGCATTTGAACCATGATTTACAAAAGGCATCCATGCACCATAATGTGTTAAACTAGAAGCTACTGCTCCGGTGCCTCCTGCAGGATCTCCACTGTTTCTATATGTACCATTAACACCCCAATATATTTTGTTATTATCTCTATCTAATGCATATTGTAATATATCACCACTTGAAGCTGTACTACCATAAGCTGTTCCTGAAGTACTTTGTTTATACCAATTAGCCTGATTATGTGAAGCACCCGCACCATGATTAGTGCCACCTCCTGCATATGCAGTAGGCATAGTAGATGCATATTCGTCATATACTACACCACTACCAGGATATCCATCAGACACTGTTGTAGCTAACATTTCCCAATAAAATTTACCACTGGTAAATCCCATAGTGCCTCTACCACCTTTGTTGTTATTACCACCGATAGTTTCTAAGTTACCATTTCTAAGTGTGTTGTAGGTAAAATCAATAGGACTCATTACACAAAAATTATTTGTGGGTGTATCAAGCATCTGGTCATGTGCTGCAAGTCCTGTGCCTTGATCTGTTCCAATAACCCAATTACCTTTTCCTTTGGTATTAGCAGCTAAATTAGAAGCATTAGCATAATTAAAATAAAAACCAGCACTTCCATAACTTATATCTACTTCTTTTGGAATCCAAATACCATTACTAAATTCTCCATAATTAGATGATTCATAAGCATAATTATCAGAATAATGTGTCTCTGCTAAATAACCATCAAAATAGTTCCCAATCCCTGAACTACTAGCTTGTGCAGCTAACCTCATATTAGACCCAGACCTCTGAGCACCACCTGAATCCGCATTTAAACTTGGATAAGTTTGTGTGCTAAAAGAGGTTTCTAAGACTCCATTAATATATATTTTTGCTCTTTCACTCGAAACTGCCTGTGCTGTATCCCATACAACCACAATATGATAAAATGCAGAAGGGTCTCTAAATACTCTATTAGTTATTAAATTCATTTGAGTAGAACTACCACTTTTATCAATCCAATTTAATTTGTCATTTGTGTCAAAATAAAGAGAATTTAAATCAGCATTGTAAGAATATACATACTGAAAAAAATACATATTCTCACCTAAAGCACCTCTTTTAAACCATGTAGAAAAAGTAAATTTTTTTTGACTATCTCCTGCATTACTATTAGGATTTTGTAAATATGCACTAACAGTTTGATCATAACGAGCAGATTGGTCTATAGTGAATCCTGTGGATGCCAGACGGTTTCCTGGAATAATTAGAGGCATCTAGAAATCCTCCAGCTTTGGAAACTCCCCTAAAGGTCTAGTCATAACAGGTTTAGATTCTGTTCCTGTGTTTGTGTATAAATATAAAGTTTCTAAAATTCTTACATCTTTTGTTGCTTTAATTCTTGTGACCATATCGTTTGATTTTGCTCGCACTGCAGTTCTAAATTTAGAAACATTGTCTGGCACAGAATAATCTGAAACTTCACTAGCTTTAATTACCATCCAATCTGTGGACTTTAAAATATCAAAAGCTTGTTGATTCACTTCATTTATTTTTTTTGTTTTTAAACCCTCAACAACAAAACCATGTTCATTTGTTTTGTCTTCCATTTCATGTTCTTCTGCTGTTTTCCAAACTTTTTTTACAACCTTCTTAGTCGCATCAAATTGAAAAGACTCACCTCTGTTTTTATAGAATAAGGGGTTTTTAAAATTTGAATCATCATTCTGCACTGGGTATAAACCGATAGCTTCTTTTTCTTTATCACTCCAATTTTTAAAAATATTAGCAGGGTGTTTTATGTCGTTGTGTTCAAAACCCTGATTGCCATTTAGAATTTTTATAACTTGATTTGCTTTTACTAACGCCCACATAATTTCTCCTAACTCAATGTCAATGCAAGGTTTCTACCAACCTCAACAAATTTTGATCCATTATAATAAAATACAAAAAAATCACCCTTACTTGCAGTTGTCGTTAAAGTAGGAGCTGTATCTGATGCAAATTCATAATTAGATGCAAACGATAAAGTTCTCGATCCAGTACCATCTTGAACTATCAAGAGGCTTACAAACTGCCCTGTGACACCATTAGTTGCATTGTTCAATGTTCTATTGCCACCTAATGTAACTTTAGCAACTGGTTGTGCTTGTACATCCCAATCTATATTTGTGCCGTCTGTAAGTGTTTGTTCAGGAATGTAAGCTGCATCATTAAATTTAAATCGTCCCGCACCTTTTGCTGTAAAAGCTAAACCAACATTTGTATCACCACCTGTTACTGCGAGTCCTACATCATTACCCGTGGCTGCATTAGTAACTTCTAATTCATTTACTGCACTTGCAGTTGTTTGAAAAATAATTTGTTCGTTACCATTTGCATCAGCAATAAATCCAGCATCTGCAATTTTTGGTTTTGTCAAAGTTACAGCACTAACAGTACCACCTGCGATTGTAGCAGAATTGGTAATACTACCTGTAGTTGTTGCTCCATTTATAGTTGGACTTGTCAAAGTTTTATTTGTTAGTGTGTCAGTTGAAGATGTATTAATAATTCCAGTATCAACTATATTTGTACCATCTGCAAACAAAACTCTTACTGATTTATCTGCAGCGACAAAAGTATAACCTGTGCCACTTGCTGTTTTGAATTGCACTGTAAAAGAACCTGAAGTGCCATTTGAAACAATATAAAATTTTTCAATACTATCAGGAACAGTAACAATCCTATTTCCTGTAATTGTGCCCGTTAGTTTAACAACCATATTTCGTGCATTAGAAGCTGCACCATCAGACATAGTTAATGCGGTAGTACCAGCCCCACCTGCAATAGATACCTCTTCGTATCCACCTACAGCTTGTTCAACTAATTGTAAATTGGTATTTGTTTTATCACCCCAAGTTCCGGCATTTTCGCCAGTCGCTTGTAATTCTAATTTTAAACTTGTCGAGTATGTTGATGCCATTATTTGTTCCTTAAATTCGTATTATAAATCATTTATGCTGCTCTATCAACCTCTGTCCATGTAACAGATGTGCCTAAATCAACCTCTTCCCAATTTATTAAATTAATACTGCCAAGGGATGAAGTTAAATCAAAACCTGTTACTTGCATTTCTACATCAGCAAAGGTAGAAAACCCAGTACCTAGTGATAGAGTTTGTGACAAACCACTAGGAGACTCTACACTTGTATTACTAAAAGTAATACTACCAAAACCTAAAGTAGAACTTAAACCACTTTGACTTATACTTACATCTGTAAAACTTGTAATTGAACCTAAAGATAGAGAACTAGATAAACCTGAAACTTCTACAATGTTAGTTTGAGTAAAACCTCCTAAAGATAAAGTTAGATTAAGACCTGAAAGTGCAACAATTTGATCACCTTGTTGACCCCAAAGACCTTCACCCCAGGTAAGCTGTCCCCATCCATTGGACATATTTCAACCTATGTAACTCTTAATATAGCAGCACTAGCAGTAAATGCAGGAAACTGAATTGTAAACGTTCCTGATGTTGCAGTTTTATCACCACCAAAATCTAAAACACAAACAGCAGGATCTCCTGTAGCTGTATCGTTGTATATAAGAGCTCCTCTAGCTGTTAAAGTAACACCTGTAAACGATCTATCAGCAAAATCTACAATTGCAGTGTTAGTAGATAAAGATGTACCACCATTTGTAAGTGCTCCACCCCCACTTGCATATTGACCTGAGTTTGATACTTGGTTGTCTGAAGTAAAACTAGTAGTAGACTTACCTAAAGTTGCACTACTTGTGTATAAAGCTAGCTTAAAACTATTTCCACCAGATTGTTTAAAATTATGAGTTCCTTCAAAAAGTTCTTTTTTAAAAGAATTACATATTACACTTGTTGTTATTGCCATAATATTTTCTCCTTAATTAAGGTGAAGTTGATTTCAATGGGACTCTTAAAACTCCGTCCTCATATTGTCCTCTTCTTCTATTACCCATTTGTTGGGACATAAACCCCTCAGTGCTTTCATTATACTTATCTAAATACACTTTGTACATATCCATAGGGCCTTTTAAATACGAAAAGCATTCTGCTAACACCCCATACAATAGTAATTGATCTTGATAAGTAGATAAAAATGTTGAATTTGTAGATGTAAAATGTGGAGGATCAATAATATAATTAATCTGTATAGTATAAGCTGAGTTGGGTGTTGGAGCTAAAACAATGTTTTGATCATCCCAATTTGCATAATATTTAGGAACTCCTGTAGTCTCACTTGGATTAAACTCTGATATAAAACTTGTATCTCTTTTTTCTAAAAAATCTCTCACACCAGAATTAGTTACTTGCACAGAACGTAAGTAAATAAGATCTGAAGGCATACTTAAATATCTTTGAGAGGCTATTGTGGAAGTTGTTGCATATTTTCTCAAATCGTCATAATCAACCTTACTAGCAATATTTAATTCAACGTTTCTTATAAATTCATCTAAAAGCGCATCAGTAAAGACATTGCTGTCAACTTCTGTGTAATTTCGTACTTGTGTCAAAAAATTTGAATGTGTTATTGCCATATTTTATCCTGTAATATTTATCTGACCGCCCATCGCTGAATGCACGGAACAATAATAATATAATGTATCTGGAGCATCAGATGCAACTGTGATTTGTGTATATCCATCTGTACCCGGAACTCCAGAAGTAGTAACTCCGTCCGTATAAGCACTACCTCCTGCATGAGTACCATTACTAGTTGTGCTTAGTCTTAGGGGATGACCACCATTAGTGCTATCACTTTGTGAAAACCGATAAGTGGATCCTCTTGTAAAATTTAAAGTTGCCTGTTGTACACCATCAATTACATATTTATTACCACTATCTGTACTTACAACTGTTACCGCAAAAACTGTAACACCAACTGCATCTCCAATTACAACAACAGAGCCTATTGAAACAGATAGATTTCTCTTTCTGTTTTCTTCATCAGGGGTTCGTGGTGGCACTAAAGTGTCAGGATCTGGCGAAAAAAAAGCATTAGCATCTAAATCAACGATCGTGGGAGAAGTGTGTAAAGGTCTCGCATTAGCTAAGGCTATTGCATCTGCTCTAATGTGTTTTTTTCGTATTTGAGGATGTTTTGCCTCAAATTCAGATCTGTGAACTAAAGATCCATTCCATTCTTTTACCATTTCGTTATAAGGAAACTCCATTCCAGATCTATCAGAAATAGCTTTGGCATATTTACCTCTAGCATAAGCCACTAAAATACTCCTTTAAATTTTGTTCCTCTTATGGCCGCTTTTCCACCAAGACTAAATTTTTTACTTTTAATTTTTTTGATATCTTCTTTTAAACCACCATCTTTCGCCATTCCAAGTTGTTGATAAATATTTTCACTTGTTAATTTAGGTACAGAATAAGTTGGTGCAAAAGCACTTGCCTGCATTCTTTTTTGCAATCTTGCTATTTCACTGGCTTTTTTGTCAAATTGAGGATCACCTGCTTTTTGCGCTCTTGTTGTAGTTTCTGTATATTTTTCTTGACCTACAGGTCTATATTGACCTTTACCAGTTGGGTCTGAAAAATATCTAGGTTGATATATACCCCCCTGTACCTCTCTGGAACCCTTTGGCAATTCGTAAACAGTTTCTATTTTTGTAGTTGTAGGTCCTGGACCAACTCCTGAAGTTTGGACGTATTCATATTTAGGTCTTGTTCTCTGTCTTGATTCAGTTAGAGTTAATTTACTCATTTCGTCTTCTAATTTTTTTATTTCTGGAGAAAAGTCCCTATAAAACCCTGTTTTTTTTGAGGTAGGTTCAGCCATAGCAAATCTATATTGAGGTCTAAAAGTTTTACTTTTAAGATCAGTTCTAATTTTTTCAAACTGTGCATCAGAAGGTTTTGCAAATTGTTTTTCTATTGAACTAATATAAGCAGCGCGCTCTGCCCTTGGCATATTTTGTGTGGCTGCTAATTGCATATTTGCTCTTCTATCAAACGTAGGTCTTTCCGCATCAGTCAATCTTTGTCTATAATTTTTAATAGTTGATGCTAATTCTGGATTGGCTTTTTCCAAAGCTGTTATATACCCTCCATTAGCCATTTTTTTAAATCTCATATTTTTCATGTTACACTCCTTGTGGGAAATAAGTTTGTGGGGTTATATATACAGATGTTCTTTGTCCATCTTCATTTAGGGCTCTAGATAATTCATCCTCATAAATTAATTTATTTTGTTGCACCACTTGTGGATTATATTTCATAGATAGGTAATAAGCCAGACCTGCTACCATACACGGAATAAAACGAAACACAACATCACTTTGATTGGTATAGGCACCCGCATCTTCTATTCTTTTTAAGTAATAAAATTTTAAGTATGTATAGGTTGAAGCATCAGGAGTTTGATACAAAGTTATTGTAGGTGTTGTTTGTCTATCAACATAATATTGTGAAGGTTGACCAGTAGAACCTTTATTAGGTAATGCCGCATATTCACTACGACTAATCTTTGTTAAACTCACATCGTTGGTAGACGATGTTGTGCCAGTAGTCGTGCTTATGTAAGCTTCTAGAATGTCGTTGGCGTTTGTCGGTGCTGTGTATGTCTGAGTCCCCGCTGTTAGTAATTGCTCTTGGAGGGCGACCTTCCATAAATGAACACCTCGGTTTCCCCATTCGCTGAAAAGAATATTTAAACTTCGCCTTGCCGATTTTAAATCATACCCGCTGTTTGTACGGGCTCCTGTTCTTTCATATGCTTCTTGAATAATATCATCTATATCAAGATCAAATGTTGTTGTGCCTGAGGTTGCCATAATTCATCCTAGTATATTGGTGTTTTCTTTTTAAAGCCACCCTTTGCCATTTTCACGCCCACAGGGCCACCGTATTTCTTTTTTTCTATATTTTTAAGCTCTGCTGATCCCATTTCTTTTGGAATTAGAACACTAACTACACCTAATGCTTTACCTGCTATGTTGGATGCCTTACCTGATAAATTTTGTGCAGCGGTTGATAAACGTCCTGTTTTCGTAAATTGACCGACCTGACTTCTTCCTAATTGTTTTGCAATATCTGCTAAATCTTTTTTAGAACCTGTTACACTTACATTCTTGTATCTTGGTTTTGTTTTATCACCATATTTTTTTTTTGCTTTTTGTGTTTTTTCTACTTCTTTAGATAGTTCTTTTTTTGTTCTTAATATTTTAGTCTCAAAACCTGGATTTTTTTGTGCTTTTTTTTTATTAAAATCTATTACATCACCTTTTGTTGCTTTAATTACACCACGTCCAATCAAAACATCGGCTTTTGTTATTTTACCATCTTTATTTAAATCTGGAAATTTTTTACTCATAATTACAGTATACCTTTATAATAAGTTTCAATCAACATGCCCTTGCTTGCAAAGGTTTTTACATTTGTTGGTTTACCACCAACTCCTTGAGCTTTTGCTCTTTTTCTTCTTACTGCACTTCGTCTTTGTGCTTCTGACATTCTTCGTGCTTTAGCCAAAGGCACACATTTAGGATATTTTCTTTTTTGATCTGCTTTTAATTTACTGCGACCACATTTAGCATAAGACCCATCTTTTTTCTTTGAGCCAATATCTACCCATTTTTGTGCGAACCATTTTTTTAAACCACTCTTAGCCATTATTTTAATAAATCTTTGTAATAAGCAGATGCAGAAACATTGCTTAACATGTCCCCGTCCACATCAACAGATATAGGTGAACCCATAACAGAATGACCATCAACTTGAGCTAACATACCTTCTTTTGCAGGTTTAGGTCCTTTAAAATCTTTTCGTTTTACACCACTTGGATCTTTTATTTTGCCTGCACAGATTTTTGATGCATATGCATTTGCATAAGCTGAAGGATAAACCTTAAATTTTCTTTTTGCGGCTGCCTTACCTCTGGGACATAATTTTGTCATTTGAAACTCCTTATAATATCTATTTTATGCTCATTTGCAGATACAATATCTACTTGTTTATCTATCTCATCTATAATATTAGGATGTTCTCCTATTCCTACAGAGTTTTCTAAATAAATTTTAATCGTTGCATTGGCTTTTTCTATATTTGCCTCATACACTTTTATCAAAGCATTTATTATATCTTCTTTCATTATGTTACCACTCTTTTCTTCTTCTTTCTACTCTTAGCATACTTGCGCTTTTGAGGACCTTTAGTTATTTGTTGTTTCATTTGACTTCGACCTATGACCATGGAATATACCTTGTTTTACCTTTCTCATCTTTATAAGCTATTAAAGATTGACCTCTAGGATCAGATGCACTGTAGGACACATGAACCCATCCAGACCGAGGTCCCTCACTTTCTTTATAAAATTCTAATATAAGCTGATCAAATATCAAGTTTTTCTTTATCCATTCAGCTAATACTTTATTATCTAATGTCATAACTTCAATATCTGCAGCACTTCCACTTGCATGTTGTGATTTTGATGAGCTGCCTATAGCTTCACATAATTCAACACACCTAAAACCAGAATTTATAAAAACTGGTTTTGCAAAACGATCTCTAACTTTTTGTAAAATATTTTCGCACAAATTTGTAAGATTAATTATTTGAGCTTTATTAGGTGTGTTATCAATACCTAATCTTGTAGCTGTCTGAGATTTTGTCAGTTCTTGTAACGAAAAATTTTTTGATAGCTGCATACACTCTTTCTATATATACTTTCTATTAAACACCAAGTCATACCTAAGACCAAAAATAAACTTATTAGTAAGCAAAAAAATATATAAATTATAAAATCCAAGATAGGAGTAATAAACCACATAATACAATCACTATAGTATCTTTGTTATTTTCATACAACCCTTTAATCGTCTCCCATTTTTCTAACATTTCCATCTCCTTCTCGCCTGGCAAATTCTTTTGTTAGGCGTTTTTTTACAGTTTATATTATGCATACGAGCCTGTCCTGCACTTCTTGCACAAAAAGACTTTCTGCGTTTAGCAGCTTTACTGCCTTTTTTTACTTTACCAGTTACTGCAGTTTTAAGTTTAGAGCCAGGGTTCATTCTCCTGTAAGCTTTTACCCCAGCTCTCGTCATACCTGCACCTTTCTCTGTTGGTCTAAAGTTTTTTTTATTTTTAGCAGGCATACCACCCGCTTTTAAACCAAACAAGTCAAGGTCTTCGTAATAACTATCCATTATCTGTATCAGCAGTAATTGGTGTAACAAAAACAGTTACAGAAGTTACATTTGATATTGTTAAATGCATGTCTGTTTTAAATAAAATACCATCTAATGGAATATCTATTTGATACTGATCTGCTGCACTACTGGCTGGAGTTGTGATAACAAGTTTTTGTGTACCACTAGCTCCACCATCTTTAAATGTTAAAGTGCCTGCGCTTGCATGACCAACATAGTAAATAGATAATAATCTAGTTCTACCAGATTGTATTGATCCTGTTGATGTTAATGTTTTTGCACCTACATCAGAGTTCATAATCTACTCCTATCTATCTGCTGCTGCAAACATGTAATCTAAAGTAGTAGCTTTAGTACCTGTGGCATCACCTGAAACAGACATTGCTGCAATCGTTAAATTTTCGTCATCAGGAATATTAGTTGTGTGTGTGGCAACTAAAGTTCTATCAACAAAAAAATCAACCTTACCTGTACTTTGAACTCTAATACTTAGAATTCTGTAAGTAGCATCAGCAAAATCTATTCCTGAATCAGTAGATGTTTCTGTGCCATCTTTTTCTGTTTTACAAAGAATAGAGGCATCACCGTCATCAACTTGAAAAACGATACGATCTGTTGCGGCTAACATATTTTCTGGATTTGTTGCAAAATTTACTGTAAACCCAACACAAAAATCCATTTGATCAGCATCAGAAAGTTTTGCTTTTGTTTCAAACCATAAAGCTTTACCTGATTGTACGGCAAAAATCTCGTTTTTTTGAATTGATGCACCATCATTATCAGTTGTAGCTGTTGAAGTTAATGCAACTTCTCCATTTACTGTGTCAGCGACTATTGCAACAGAAGCTCCTGAATCCTTAACAATTGTCCATCTGTGTCCAGTGTTAGAATCAAATCCGATTCTATCAAAGTCATCCATGTATGCTACAAAGTCAGGGTTTCTGTCTATTGGTAAGTTTTCGAACCATTTTCTTGTCCCGTCTTTACCCGCAAACAAAATAGGTCCTGTAAAATGTACTGCCATTTTCTCTCCTAGTTAAAAAGATATAGTCCTCTAGGGTGTCTGCCAAGTCAGTCTATATCTAGTTTAAATTATCTTGGTATTTATATTATACAAAAAAAAAGGGGACTCGTAAGTCCCCCTTCTTAAGTTTAGTCATAAAAATTTAAGCTGCTCCTGGGGAACCAAAAATTCCTCTAGGATCAGAGAACCCAAATGAGTATCTCTCTCTAGCTTTAAATCTTACATTACCTGTATCAAAGTCACCTTCAATAGCAGTTTTGATTGGACTTCTAACAAACATTTTCATGCCATTAGGAGCATCTGTCATGATAAAGAAAGCATCAGTATCTGTTAGATAATGATTAACTCTATAACCTTGAGGCATCATACCCATAGAGGCCATAGCATTAATATCATTATCTGCAGTACCAACTCTTTGTGGAGTTTTTAAGATTCTTTCTGCAGTAAACTGAAGTTCTTTTGGAATAATCAGTTTTACACCCTGCATGGCAATCTTTAATCCTCTTTCATCAACAAATGCTGCAATGTCAATCATTGACTGCTCAAGTGATGTTTCAGACAAGTCTGCTGCTGTTGACAGTTCATTAGCAAATGTGCCACCAGTCGCCAATGGGTGATCAGTTGCACAAAGTTCTTTGCCATCTCCTCCTGCAAAATTAGAGTTGAAAGCATTGTTTAACACATTAGCGGCTTTTACCTGCTTTGTGTTTGCCATAGAACGAGCCAAAGCTCTTGTATAACGAGCTGCAAGTCTATCATACAGATTATCTTCAATCGCTTCTTCAGTGATAGCAAATGCCATAGCAATAGTTTCGTGAGTGTATCTTGCAGTAAAAGACTCAGATGCTTGATCAAATGTGACCGCAGCACCTTCACTTTTTACTGGAGCACTACCAAAACCAGTAAGCATTACTTCTTCTTCAAAAGCTCTATCAGATGCTTCTGTAGCATAAATTTCTGCATGCTCGTTTTCGTATCTATTATATTCTAAGCCAAAGAGAGCATTCAAACCTGGTTCTAACTCTTTGACCAATTGTGATCTTGAAATAGCCATAATTTACCTCTCTATACCCCTGTATCCCCTGCAGCGGCAGGTGGATTCAGAAAGTGGTTTTGAATTCTGACTATCACATTTGTGTTTGCGGAGCCAGTATCTTCATTGTTAACATCTTGGCTTATGTCAAGTGCTTGTAAAGGTATTGCATTTGTAGAATCTGCAGTACTTGTATCTAATTGCACTTTAGATATGCCCGTTGCTGTGTTTCCTGTTACATTTGTTGTTTTGTAACCAATAAACAGACCTGCTCTTGTCATAGCTTCGTCTGAATCAACTAAAAATAATGTATTAGGATCGTCAATTACATTAGCAACAATATCACTAGCAACAATGCTACCAGGATAATAATTACTAAATGTTGGTTTCTTCGTAGTAGGGTCAGTGTAAAATACACCATTGAAAACACCTATAGGCTTAACAGCACCACTACTTGCTGTAACATCATATCTCTCAATGTTACCAGCAGCTACTGGAACAACCAAGTCGCCTTGGAAAATTGCTGTACCATAATTGCTTGCAATAGTATACCTGTTCTGAGCGTTATTCCACGGAGCACCATTGAGTGACTTATAAGGTCTTAGACCAAATTTTTCACTTACGTTTGCCATATGTATTCTCCTTATCTAGGCATTAATATTAAACAATTACTTACAGCGATGGCTTTTATCAAAAAACTATGACTTACGACCACCACCAAAAGTTACACGAGATTGCCTATCAACATTCACAGGCATCTCTGGTCGTTGTTCCCTTAGAATATCTTGATCCACTGCTTTTACTTGATCAACAGTAATTCTTTCAAAGTACTGTTTGCGTGACTCAACAATTTCTTCAGGTATCCTTGCCAACACAAGGCCGCCAACCCCGATTAACCCCTTGTAACGCCCAGATTGAATAATAGGATAGTCATGGTCACCCAATTGATTTGTAATCTCTTCTGATCGTACAAATTCCCATCCTTCTCTAAGTTTTTTGGAAACATTACCTGTATCTTCTTGTCCCACAAACTCAGTTCTAATCCATCTGTGCTTAAACCCTTTTGGTGCAGGGGGAGCATCCAGACTTGATGGTGGTGTCCAAGGTTTATTCCTTAACGGTTTTTTTTCTTGTGACACGCGTGAGGTTCTTTCTATTTTTTCATTCATTTTTTTTACTCCTTCACGAATTTTGCGTATTCTTCTAGTGGCACCCCTAGTTTTTTGGCAATAGCCACTTGTGAGCGGGTGAGCTTCACTGTTTTGCGTCCTTCCTGTTTACGCCCCGCAGAGGCAACAGTTTGAACGGGTTTTTTATCTTGAACAAACTTTTGAGGGAAGTAATCTCTCAACCTTTTGTCTATTTCATTGTAGTACTCATCTGATTCTGAGTCAAACCCTTGCTCAACTAATTCTTGATGAATACCAAAAGCGGCATTGGTCATCACCTTATCTTGACCAAACCACTCATTTTGTTTAGACCATTCCTTTGCTCTAGGACTTGCTTCCTGAGGTTGAGCAGGTTGTTGCATAGTAGCCGGACTTGGTTCCTGAGTTTTTTGTTGTGTTTCTGCTTCTTTTTTCTTTTCTTCTTTTTGTGTTGAGTGTATGCGTGCTTTTTCTTTTTCTACTGCTAATTGTGTAAGTTTATCGTTTGCTTCTAATATTTTATCTGTATCGTTGTTCTCAATTGCACTTTTTAAAAAAGATTTGACTTGTTCTCTTTGTGCATCAACTCGTGCTTCAAACTCCTTAAAGTAGTTATCATCAACACTGGCTAATTTTTGATCTGTGGTATCAAACTTTTTTTGTAAACCTTTTGCATAATCTAAAGCTGCTTTTTCTCGTCTTTCTGCTTCTCTCATTTTTCTTGTTAATGTATCTATGCGTTTTTGCACATTGTCAGACATTTGCGAAAGATTATCTTCAGTTTTAGGTTTGTCCTCTTCAGGTTTATCTTCTACTACCTTAGCCTTTGTTTCTGCTTTGATAGGATCAGTGTATCCCAAATCAACATCAACTTTTTCAATTTTTTCTTCTACAGGTTTTTGCTCTACAGAAATATTTTCTTCTTTAACATCATCTGTATCTAGTTCTACTTTATTGTCTTCTTCCATAAATTACTCCTTAGAATAATGCGAGGATATCCTCGGGTTTGTTAATAGTTCCTATGATTTCATCATCATTTAAAATACGATGTTCACCATATTTAGTTTTAAAACGAGCACCAGAATATCGTCCATAAACGACAAATTGCCCTTCTTTACACCATGCACCAGAAGGAAATTTTTTTTCATCTTTGTAACAAAGATCCCCCATTTTCACGACATACCCTACAACAGTTGTCATTTCAATAGTTTCTTTGGTTTTTTCAGATAAATAAATACCACCTTTTGTCTTATTTTTTCCAGCATAAGGCTTAATGAGCAGTCTATATCCTACAGGGTTGGGTAAAACTTTTAGATATTCTTCAATTTCTTGTTTTGTTCTTGGAATTTTGACTTGTTCTTTATCTTCAACAAATCTTTCAGGTTTGATTAGTGTCATCAAAATTATCCTCTCTATTTTGCAGGTCTTTAAGATCCTGAAGCAACGATTCTAGTCCGTTGAGCTTACCTTTAGCATAATAGAGTTGATCAAGTTTGTCTATACCATAACATAAATGGTCTTTAGTTTTTTCTATTTCTTTCTTTATGTGATGTCTTATCATTTGTATCGTGTCTATATCCATGATCATGTTCTACCACAATATAGTTTTTAACAACAGGACTTTTGTAAGGAATGCGTCTTTTTCTTTTTGGAAATTTGTAATCATTATATTTTTTACCACCAAATATTTTATTTTTTTCTCCAGTCACGTTTATCACCCCTAGGACTAATTGTTTCTTTCTCGCAAGGGTAGTCACTGTGTGTGTTAATTACAAAAACTTCTTTATCTTGACATTTATAAAAACACTTAACGGTATCTTCGCCAAAAAAAGGTTTTACATTTTTTTCTTGTGTTAATCTGCAGATTACAAAATATTGATTTTTTTCATCATAAAGATAACCTTTAGCTGATGCTAATTGAAAAAGTAACGGGAGCCCTAAGACTCCCATTAAAAAGTTACTTTTCAGCACAGTT